CGTTCAGCAAAATGCCGCTGGCTGGCTCACACTATCCTGTGCGGGCGCAGCCAATCGGTTTGTCAGCTAAAGTGCGGACAATTTTGGCAAGGCAGCATATTACAATGAGGTATCTCCCATTGGAATTTTCCTATTTGACAAACCTCCTTTGTCTGCTCATTTTGCTGAACGACCGGGGTTGCACCCTCAACCGCCTGTTGAGATTCTTGATTTTCTACACTCACTACTTGCGGCACTTCGCTGAACGTTGTGTTTGCAAAATCAGGCGGTTTTGGTTGCTTGCTTTCGTCCTTTAATAACAACTTCAACTGTTCTATCCAAAAATCACATTCCGCCAAATTCCCCTCTGCCTTAAACTTTGCCTTATCTGTTATAAATACTTTGGTGCAGGCGGAATATGCTTTTTGCCGCACTTCTGCCCATTGAATCAGCTTTTGTATTTCATCTTTCATCTTTAGAATATTTGTTGTTATTAAATGACTTCGCAAACACCCCGGTCGTCCGGCAAAATGTTCGCAGGAGGAAGTGCGAACGGATAAATCGGTTTTCGTGCCTCAAACCTTTATTTATTCCTACATTTTGCCGGACGACCGAGGCGTGAAAGTTTCTTAACAGCCATTTTGGTTAATGCCCTGCGAACACTTCGCCGAACACCGGCATTCACAAAAGAGAAACTTTCATTACTCCCGGAGCCTTCCTGGAAGACTCCTTCGTAAATGCCTCGGTCGTTAGCAAGAATTTGCTTCGCTGATGCGAGCATCCCCTTGCACACGGTCATCATTTTTACGAACACAATCTGGTCTTTGGAATGTCCATTGTGTGCCAGTAAAAGAGAAAGCCCACTCCGGGTAATCACCGTAAACTGGTCTGTCCTCAAATATCCCAGACCTCGTTAGCTTACTGTAAGTGCTTACTACCCTATGCCTCTTTTCTCTTTTACAGCCACACTCAGTGCAACAATCATCTTTCCATTTGTGATTCATCTTGTAAAAATTTTGATGCCCTAAATTCTTGCTAACGGCTCCCGGCATTCAAGCCCTTGCAATCCCTTCATGCAAACTTTCCGCCAGCTCGCAAACTCTCTCTAACACAAGTTTGCCCTCATTCACAACGGGCTTTCAACATTCATTTACAACTCTTGCTTGCTTCGCCGCCCGTTGTAAACGAAGGCAAGCCGGGAGCCGTCCGGCAAAATGTTCGCAGGAGGAAGTGCGAACGGATAAATCGGTTTTCGTGCCTCAAACCTTTATTTATTCCTACATTTTGCCGGACGACCGAGGCGTGAAAGTTTCTTAACAGCCATTTTGGTTAATGCCCTGCGAACACTTCGCCGAACACCGGCATTCACAAAAGAGAAACTTTCATTACTCCCGGAGCCTTCCTGGAAGACTCCTTCGTAAATGCCTCGGTCGTTGCCTGCTATGCTCTGGACATCACAATATTGCCCAGCTTGATAACAAAACAATCATCTTTAAAACCATCCGACCATTTTGCTTTTGCCTTGTCAATATCAATTCCTTTACACTCAACAAGTAACAATGGAGCATCTTTAGCATACCCATTTTTAAACTCGACATAATCAAAATGCTTCCACTTTACTTTATAACCAAATCCTTTTGGCAAAAATTCAGTCAAGTAAGTTTCAATTCCATCTGTTAGACGTACTTGCCAATACTTTTTAAGCTCTCTGTATTCTTCTTTCTTTTCGCCACTTGCTATCATATCAAACCACTTTTTTGTAAGCGTAAGACGAAGCACAGCAGGCAACACCTGCTTGGCTAAAATTGGGGCTGAAGTAGTTGTGTTGTTCATTTGTAATTCTATTTAACTGTTATTTAAAGGCTCGGCAGACGGAACAAAAAAGTCCCCAACATCGCCAAGCATTATACCGTTTTTTACACATCTCCCATTACCCTCCTGTACATATACACAGCCATACTGGTGGCATCGGTGGTAGATGGGTACTGATCTTTCCATTCTTTACTCCATTGCTGGCTTTCTTTTCCTGTTGCTGGTAATGTAAATACGCTGCCTATACTGGAAAATGGTAACCGTATCATCCCTGCCATTTCCAGCAGAAGGTTCTCACCGTTATACTCTATACTATACACCTGGCTCATCTCACTTTCTGCTACCCTTCTTGGGGGGGCAAAATGTATTTGTAAAAAACAGTTGCAGGCAAGCTTATTATTGTCGTTTTGCAAAAACAGTTTCTTTGGGTTCATATTATGGCTGGTTAAAATAGTCCTTCAATCTTTTATCCATATAATCTGCTGCTTTATTTGCCTGCCTGCGGCCAATAATAGCTAATACAAGTAAGGTAAGGCTGGCACCAGAAAGAAAAGGCCCCATAAACGTTAACCTTGTTAGTTGATAAATAGCAATCCCGGCGAAAAAATTAGCGATACAAATGATAACTGCTGTTTTGTGTTTATTCATAAAAAAAAAATTTTAGAGTGTCTGAAAAGCAAAAATTCCACGTAGAACAATAGAACAATAGAACATCGTAGAACAAGACGGAACGCCGTAGAACAGAAAAACATTATAACTTATTGATTTTAAGTTTTGTTCTATTGTTCTATCTGTTCTATTCAAAATAAGCCTCCCGCCAAAAAACACTGTGAAAAAAATTTTTTTCGACATAATTACTGTTTGTTCTATTCTATAAATTTATTTTCGCAGAATGAACCACATTCTGGTATAATTATATTTTCTCCTTTCCCATCATTAGGGTGTAAGTCTTTTAAAAATGTTCCGTTTATACAACTCCGTCCTATTTCAATTTCAGCGTCTCTCATTTCTTCGAAAACTTCTGGAAAATCAACCCTTATTTTATTCCAGTATCCTTTACCACCTTTTACACACCCTATGCAATTATTATGTCCATATCCCATGTGGTACATTTCAGGAAGTTCTATCCCCGCATCTAAAATAATTGCGGCTGCATTGTTCTTATTTATGTGCATTTTTATAAGAGGAAAAACAGGCTTACTTAGAGGAAATTGCTGCTTAAACCTCTTTGCTCTTTTTATTTCATTGGCTGAATATTCAAACCCAAAAACCTGATGCTTATAATAATAAAATCGTTCAATTGTTTGCCTTACAACTTTTTTCAATTCAGTTGTACACTTAGCCCCACCTGGGCCATTTATAAATCTATCGACTAAAATAACATCAATATGGTTATCGTATTTTTTATTATTCCATACTTCAATCTCCTGTCCATACCACTTTTCACAATCTGCTTTAAACCTTAAGTTATCCTTGTGGTGCGATCCTGTTTCCAAGTATATAATCTTAGTTTGTTCACCGCTATCAATGGCAAGTTTACAAGCAACTGCGCTGGTTATTCCAGCACTCCACCATGCTAAATATTTATATTCGTAATTCATTTAAAATTTTACCTCATTTTCATTAGGTGTCCATTCCTTTCCAAATGGGGTGCTTTCTGCTCCATTTGCCTGTTCTTCCACTGGTTCACCCATTTCTTTCATTTTCATTTCAAGCTGCCTAGTATGCTGTTCGATGGTTTCCCAATCTTTCTTTTTCACCTTTATAAGGTCAACTCCAATCCGGTTATACTTCATCTTGTACACATAATTATTACTACCGTCTTCAAACCTCATTTTTTTATACTCAGAAAAAACAGTCTTATCTAATTGCAGGTAATGTTCCATGGTGGGCTTGCTCAGGTAGTTCATATCGCCACGCAACCTCATTTCTTTCAGATAATGAGGGTGCACTTTTGATAAACACAGAAAAATATACCCGTCTTTAAGTTCAAAATCACGGCCTTCCTGTATAATATCCTGGTGAAACAGGGCCTCAACAACTTGCCAGAATTTTGCTACATCATTATTGCCGGCAAGTATTGTGTGCTGGTGCTGCATATTTTCAATAAGCCACATCTTTGCCTCTTTAAATGTGAATGGCAGATTAATATGGTGCAGTAATAAATCATTAAAGGCAAGAAATACAGATATGTTGAGAATCATCCGGTCGTCTATTTCCACATTGGCTACTTCTTTTATCAGTTGTTTAAAAATAAGAAGCTGCCTTTCTTTAAAATCCTTCTCAATTATCTCCCTGTATTGAAGCAGGTGAGTGGTAATAAAGCTAAGACCTGCCGCTTCATATTCTTTTAGCTGCTGAAAGGCATCCCGCTGTTCGGTAGAAAACTTACCTTCTTCAAAGCTTATCATTACCGTTCTCATAAATAAGGCTGGTTCAATTGTTGGCATATCCTGTCCGCTCAGTATGCAACTGCTGTGTATGGGTGTGCTTTCGGTGGTAAAGTCATTGGTCATTTTACCTCTTTCATACCCTTTGCCGTCGTAAATGTTTTTAAAGCTCTCGATAAACTTCATAGGCAGGTTATTCTTATACTCATCCAGCCATACTATGGCGTTGGCAAACTGGGCAAACTTTCGCATAAAACCAACTACTGTGCTGGCACCGCCCAGCATTATCTGGTCCTGCTTTTCGCCAAACATACTCATCAGGCTTTCTGCCATCTGTCCTTTTCCGGCGCCTGGAGGGCCAAACAAACACAGGATGGGAAACCGCTGTATTTGTTTCATAATGATATCACGGTACAGGCTGCCAATGTAGAAAAGAATGGCTGGTATGCTCTTACTACCGTAACACTTATAAAATAAGGCGGCCCACTGCGTAAATGAAAAATTATTAATTGGCGGCTTGTATATGAATTTCTTCTCGTTTACAAACTGGTCGTCTTTATCAATGTACATTTTACTTACGGCAGGAATGAACCAGGTCTTTGACTTATGGTGAATCATACCATATTCATCCGTTGGGATAAAGGCAGAAGTATCAGCACAGTATATTCCGTTGGCAAATCCATAAAACTTACCTCTTTTATGCCATCCAAGTGTTCTAACATACACTGTTTTTACTTCATCTTTTTGCAGCAGCTCCTGCAGTCTTGACAGGTCAGAGTCTGATCCTTTAAAAATATAGTCACCACGGCGGGCAAGTACTTTTTTAAATTGGCCAAGAGAAACGAAATCGTCTGTATTAAGATTAATGAAGCTTTCAAATCCCCACACATTCTTTACTGAGATTAAGCGGAATGCAGCCTCGTCGCTTGTGTCAACATGGTAAAGAATTTTCATTGTGAAATTGCTAACCGGGTAATCGGCTCCTTTAGCAGCCCTGGAGTAATACACACCGTCAAGTTCATAGATGCCATACTTTAAAGCATCATGAATATTACCTTTAAATCCGGCTGCAAGTCCGGCTTCTTCTGCATTGGTAAACTGTGCTTCGAATTTCTTTTTTGCAATGTCAGCCTGCCGCTTGGCCTCCTGTGCTGCCAGCACTTCTTTTACCTGCTTTTTCAGCAGTTGGTTTTTGATACGGTTGTCTTTTTGAACCAGTTCAATGTATTGCAGCCGCTTGGTTTCGTTGGGTATGCAAATCATCATTTCAGTAATCTGCTCAATAGCGGTGGCCTGCTCATCCGGGTCAGAGGCATTTTGCCATAGCCTTGCAGATTTCCACTGCACAGCATCCTGGTGAAGGGAGAGTAATGTAGACGGTATATCCATAGTATTAGTCATCGTCTGTTGTTCAGATGTCAGTCAAATAAGTTATTTCCAAAAACCAGATTTGGCGTTGTATTTGTCCAGCATTCTTTTAAGCTGTACCAGTTGATCATGAGACAGGTCTTTTATATTATCATTTATAATAGCATGAGCTTTTGTAATAGATTTTATTTCTGGTGGTAAGTATGTGTGAGGGCAACGATTAGAAATATGTGCCACACCATATTGAGTAATTTTGCCCCAAAAATTATTAGATGACTGTTCTTTAATGGTTAAGTTTCCATTACTATCTGTGGTTTGTGACCAATTTTCTTTATGGATGATAATTTGGCCTCCGTTAGGCAAGTAGATTTTGCTCATAGCGTTTCATTACGCTACCCGCATAGACTCAATAAGAGCAAGGAATTCAATAAAGCTGTTCGATAGAAGGCCGCTGGCCTCCACCTCACCGGCTCTTGCATTATTGCCGTCTATGTAGAGTAGCTGGTTTTGGTTAAGTAATAATGTGTTATGACTAAAAACGGGCATGATGTAAGGTGTTCGATAGCTGCTGTTTTGATAGTAAAGGCGGTTATCGAACAATTGCCGGAGCAATTCCTGCTTTTGCACCGTTGTTGATACTGTGTACAGATAGCGCAGGTCTGTCAACCTGCCAAGGTTGTTTTCAAGCAAAAAATAAACCTGCTCTTCTCCCTGCTGCATTTTTGCAATATATGACTGTAACTGCATACGTTTCTCCCGTAGCTCACGGTGCCAGCGATCGTAACTTTCAAACTGCAACTGGTTGCTGATAAACTTTTGCTCCACACTGTGCAGCATATTTTCCGTTGTTTCCAGTTCTGCCTTTTTAGTCTTTACAAGCACCTTATTTTCTTTCATCCTTTCATCCATCAGTTGCATTGCTTTTTCTTCTACTGCTTTAGCAATGCGTTGCGGAAGGCTCATATAACTAAGTACTTCGTTAAGTTGTGCATGTGCTTTACCTGCATTTATTGTATTATGGCCGCTTACCTGGCATTTGTAGTAGCCAATGTACTTACCGGCGCCGTTGCGGCTGGCAGCCCCTGTAAGGCATTTACCGCACCAGCATTTTACCACTCCACGCAAGGGGTAATCATCTGCAACAGTTACCCTTGGCCTTGGCTTAAATTTTTCCTGCACACGGTGCCATGTGTCTGCATCAATAACAGGGGTAAAGTCTTTTAGCGGGAACAATCCACCAGGGTTATTCTTCCATGCTTTTACATGCTGGTAACCCATGTACAGCGGGTTGCGCAAAATATCCTGTACATAGCTGTTACTGGTGCGGCGCATACCCATTTCTTTGGCTTCTTTCGCTATCAGGTAGGCAGGGGTGTTGGCAATAAAAGCACTGAATATATATCTTACAATGATGGCCTGTTCTTCATCCATCACAAGGCGGCGGTCTTTTCCCTGTCCTTCTTTTTTGTATCCAAATGGGGCGGCTCCTCCCTGTATCCATTTACCTCTTTCTGCCTTGGCTGTATAAATACCTCCATTAATGTCGTTCTGGCGTTTTATGTTCTCGCTGTTGCCCAGCAGAAATTCAAGGCCCATCATGAAAAAGCTGTTACTGTCGTATACATCATAGATGCAGCTTCTGCCGGCACTTACGATGCGAATGCCGTATGTGTGCTGTATCTCTTTAACCATATTAATGGCGTCGCCAGCTTCACGGCTAAAGCGGGTAAGCTCAGCCACTACCAGAAAATCAATATTGCGGTAGTTTTTTTTAATGAAAGCAATCAGGGCTTTCATATCTGGCCGGTCGAATGTGCGGGCACTGTACCCTTCGTCGATAAAAGTATCGGTGATGGTTATCTGCTGGTAATTAATCCAGGAGGCAGTAATCATGTCCTGCCTTTCAATGCTGTGCTGGCTTTGGCCGTCACTGCTGTACCGCAGGTATCGAATTGCTTTCCTCATTGCTTTGTTTTATAGTTGCGCCAACGATAATATCGGCCAATAAAGCTACCAGTTTTTCCTCTTCCTGTGAAAGTAAATCTATCACCGGAGTGTAAGGCATTGGTACTATGGTAGCTGTCTGATTCAATTTGTTTTTATTTCAGGCTTACCTAATTCATCTTCTTCCTCAGCATTAGCAAGCAGTTCTTTTGCTTCGTGGTAAGCAGCAGGCCATAAGTCAGATTTTTTTGATTCCAACGGATTAAAAGAATTATCCTTAATCTTATAATAATCATCTATAGCCGCAACCAGTTTTTTAAGTGCTTTTTTGAATGGCATATGTTGTATTATTTTACTAATGGAGTTTACTAAAAAGTTCAGCTACTACTTTTTCAGCAAAATCTTTATGTTTAATAACCGCATCAAGTTTTCCGCTGGTTAATGTTGAAGTTTCTATATCAATATTCTCTTCATAGGCCTTTTTTATAAGAGAGTGAAGAAACTCTCTGAACATATCCCGTTGAATCGAAAAAATTGGCGCTGGAAGGTCGTTTGTATCTACTTCTTTGAATACAAGAATACCGTTTTCAATTACGCCATTAAACCGACCTTTTTGATTATCGTTAATTACATGTATATCGTATCTTCTTATTTTATTCTGTATAAAAACTTCCATATTTTTTTTATCCACTTCAGGTGGTATCTGGTTTAGTGTTTTTAAAAAATCACCCCGGGTTGACGTTAACAATACTAAAAGCACTTTCCCATTTTTACTTTAGTTTGTTGCCGGGGTGGTAAGAACTACGGTTTATCAGCTGCAATTATTTTATCCTTCACAACTAATATTAAGGCCATTTTGTATGTACTAAAATCAATATTCTTATACATCCTGTGCATAATATTTTTACACTCCTCCACACTGTATCCAGTATCCAGGTAAGCAATAAAAGGACTCATCTTGTCTAATAAAAATCGGTTGATGGCCATTATTGTACCTGTTCCAATTTGTTCATCCTTCAGTATTATATTGCATTTGTTGCCTACAATATGTGACATAGGGTTAAATACCCTGATAGTTGTGAAAGCATCACAGTCAAGCTTGTGGTTCCAGTTATAACTAAATTTTAAATTGAATGGTCCCATGATTATTTTTTTTGAGTGTTGTAATACTGGGATACTTATTTTCCTGCACTGTTAACCTGTTGTTCGGTTAATGTACTGTAATCACCCTCTTTTTTGCTGCTTTGCCTGTTTCTTTCTGCCCCACGGAAGATTACAACTACAAACAGCATCAGCAGTATTATAAGGAACAGGTCAGATAGGTATATCTGCTTGTCGTAATAGCCTGGTTTTAGTTTTACTTTCATGCTACAAGATTGTTTTGGGTTAATGAAGCGTTTCTTATCCACTCATCCGGATCCTGCCCATTGGGCAATTCGATAATACTTACTTTAAAGCCGTGCTTTAAAAACAGGTTTACCTGCTTCATGGCTTTATCAATGCCGGGTTTGTCTCCATCATACATCAGGCAGGCATGTTCGGTGTATCGTTTTAGCAATCGAACCTGCATCTCGTCAATCTCGGTGCCGCAACTGGCAATAGTATTGCACACTCCTGCATCATGCATACTTTGCACATCCATGTAACCTTCGGTGATGTAGGCAAACCCGGCTTCTTTGATAGCACGGTGTGCCAGGTTAAGGGCATACCATGTCTTTCGCTTTGTGTAAACCAGGCTTTCGCAGGGGTTTAAGTATTTTGGTTGTTTTTTGTCTTCTTCTGCCGTTGGCACTATGCGGCCGGCGAGGCCAATAAGCAGCCCGTTTACATCGTGTATAGGAATGATAATGCGCTTGCGGTAGAAATCCCATGTCTTACCGTTCTGGCTGTACAATATGCCACAGCTTACACCCGGCTCATGCTTGCCCTGGTTAATAAGTGGCGATGTCAGGTACTTCCAGTCATCAGGAGCGAAACCAAGGCTCCATTCTTTCATCCGCTCCCGGCTGTAGCCACGGCCCTGCATGTATTCGATGGCGGCCGCATCATCGGGCAGGCTGGTAAGCAGTTCTTCATATTTACGGTGAGCCCATGCTACTGTTTTTAACTGCAATTCTTTTTCGTCTTTCTTCTCCTGGCTTTGCTGCTGCTGCTCCTGGTCATATTCAACGGGGATGTTTAGCTTGGCAGCCAGCAGTTCTATTGCTTCGGGAAAGTTCTTTTTCTCATGGTCCATTATAAAGCCAAACGCATCACCGCCTTTGCCGCAACCAAAGCATTTATATATCTGCTTTGCGGTGTTTATGTGAAAGCTGCCTGTTTTTTCATCATGAAAAGGGCAGAGGCCGGTGTACCCGTTGCCCGATTTTTTTAGGCCCTTTACATACGGCTGCAGCACATCGTAAATATCAACCCGGTTGCGTACTTCGTCTATGGTGCTTTGCTTAATCATATCACTTTGCCAGATTTATCATGAATAAATATGAGCATGTTGATAGTAACACCAATCTGAAGAATAAGTACGGCGGCAAGCATAACACTGAAAGCAACTAAGGCCTCTGGTGAGTAATTGAAAACATAAAATGTTTTTTGAGATATGGAGAAACATAGCCAGAAAATTGCTATTGCCCAAATAGCAAAACCGGCAATTATCAGTACGGCTTTTATTTTTTCAGCCGTGTAATTAATTTTTTTGGTAGAAGCTTCCATCAATATCTTTTTTAAAGTCAAAAAGTTTAATGTATCTGTGCAGCGTTCTTGTGCTTAATCCCATGGCGCCTGCTGCTTTTGTAATTGATTTATACTTATTCAAGGCTTTCAACGTAAGCTGGCGGCGGTGGTACTGTATATTAAGCACTTCGGCCATTATAGCTCAACTGTTACAGTACGGTTAAGAAATTCTGTTATCTGATCTGTACAGGCCTTTTTAGCTTCATCGGTGGCAAACTGAATTTCTTTGCGGCCGTCCACTTCGTGTGTTAGCGGCTCACCATCTTCGCCAAGTATGCAATGCTCTTTTTTTATATCAGCCACTTTGGTTGATAGTATTTTAAGCGTAATGGCATTCTTGTTAAAGAAGCGGCTTATTTTCTCCTGGTTAAAAATGGCAAAGGCCGGGCTTTCATTGGCTTGTTTGTTGATGTCGTCACGAAGCAGCATTAGCTGGTAATTGGTCATTTGCTTGCGCATAGAGCTTTGTTATTTTGTTTATTAAAGTGGTTCCTAAAAGTTGTTCGAGAATGCTGCTGTTAGCCTCGGTGGCCTGCTGGTGCAGGTCTTTCAGCATTTGCTGCTGCCTGGCTTCGTCTCCGCTGTCTATTATTTCGTATATGCCATAACCCGTTACTGAATTTACCGGCACATATTCGAGCAGGTCCAGCACTTCTTTTTCTTCGGCGGTCATTTTATTACCTCCTCTTTAGGCATGCCTTTTTTATCCTGGCTAAAGTCAACTGTTACCTGCATGGTTTCAAAGGTTCGTCCATGCAGATCATGAAAGGTGGAGATGTAAGCCCTGGCGGCTTTTTCATCATCATACAGGTGGGCATGTTGTATGTCATCTGTATAGATAGGGATGCGTTTGCCGGTGCCGGTGGATGGCATCTCGGCCACATACTTATTTATCTTACCGTTGTTAAAGAAGACGACTGTGCATTGAATGGTTGACATATAGAGATTTTATTAAGGTTTTTAAAATACCAGGCAAGTAGAAACAAGCCCGGGGAATCGATTGTGCTTTATTTCACCATTAAACCAACTACGTTTTCAGCGCAGCTATATTTCCTTCAATTATTTTGTTCACTTCGCTTACCAGTATCATTCTTGCTTCTATGCCGTGCAGCAGTGCCATTGCCAATACATCGGGCAGGCGGCTGGCTTCAAATTCTGGCATCTTCCATATTTCTTCCATGCGCAGCTTATAAGTGCCGGTGGCGGTGCGTTCTGTCATCCAGCCGGGTGGCAGCAGGCTGATGATGGTGGCCGTGGTAAAGGCCGGCACCAGCGTTGCCCCGGTGGCCTTTATGATAATATCTCTTGAGCCACGGTAGTAATTATCCATATCGAAAAAGCTGCTTATCAGTGTAACCGTAGCATCGGTACACTGCCAGTGGTGCGTATTGTAGCTGGTTACACCAAAACCAATAAGCTTACTGCAGTTAGACGGCAGCACATAGTCGCTATAAGGAGCTTTATCAAATAGTTGGTTGTAGGGTTGCATTACGATTGATGTTTTGGGTCAACGTTTGAATGCAGCGCATATATATCAGTCCACCAGTTCATCAGCAGGGTGCCTTGCGTTTCAAGGTCACGGCGGATGTAGCGCATTACCACATGATCGAGCAGGCTATCTGGCTGTATCTCCGGGTTGCCCTGTCGCAGGCTGGCGGCAAAGTATTGCACCGGCTTACCATTATCGAGCAGGCTTACCACATCGTTAAGCTCGGCAAAGCGGAAAGTTTTTACCACCATTACTTCTACCTCTCCCAGCACCTGGCCACGGAGTACCACTTCGAGTATATTGCCGGGTTTAAAAACATCTGCATCATGTTCTCTCACTGCGCTGAAGTATTCGAGGAATAGCTTGCAATTGTCGTTTTTCAGGAATTCGATTTGCATAGTTTAATAACTTTTGCTGTTTCTTGGCCAGTTGTTTTATCTAAGTCCTTTATTTCTTCTAAAAGCTTAATTTTCTTCTCCACATTGATTATTGCCTCGTCGATCAATGTTTCTGTTGGTTGTGATACCTTTTTTTTATGCAATGAATAATTAATGTGTAGCAGGTGATTAAGTTTCCTGGTTATTAGATTACTCAATTGCAGTTCGTCAACATAGTCCCACATCAGTTGAAAATTTGAATTTGTGGGGTAACCAGTTCTTTATCCAGCTTATCAAGTGCCTTTTTGGCAAATACCCGTCTTGTTTTTAATTCCTTTAGTTTCAGGTAATCTGTATTTTTCATTAAATCCTTTTCAATAGATTCAATGTCGTTTTCAACCTGTACTTTATCAATAAGGAATTTGTTTCGCTGAACAAAACTGTGGTGGAAATAATTGTAGAGCAGTTCGTAGCACTTCCATTGGTACTCTTTTAGCTGTTGGCTGCTGGAGTTAATTTTAAAAATCCAGCCATATACAAAAAATTCGGGTAAACAAAGCATTTTTCGAACCTTCCCACCTGCGTCTACTATTGGCTGCTGAGCCAATGGTTGACTTAAAATTTCATCTTGTTTTAGGTTCTTAAATTGGCGGGTATAATCTGTTTTTAAAGCTTCGCAGATTGGTTTTATTGCTACCCACCAGGTGCCTTCTACTAAAGTGAAGTAAACAGGCTTGCCATTAAAATTGAGGTGTTTTTTGGTATCTGACATAGCTTATTTATTTACAGCATCAAACCTTTCGGAGATACGCTTTTTAAAAAATACTATTAGTGCTGCGGCAGTGTCGTTGTCTCTTACTGTTCCATTCAGGTAGTTGCTTATGGTAGTGTAGCTTATACCCAGCTCAACTACAGCATCTTTACGGTCGGCTTCTGTAATATCCTGCCTTAGCTCAGCCAGCTTTAAAGCAAACTGTTCTGATTGTGTTAATTGTTTTACTTCTTCTTGCATTTTATTTAATAATGTTGTAAGTTTATTATAAATACGTCACAAACGTATATACGAAAATGAATAAAATGAATAATAGTTATTAACATAATGTTGATAATATGGATAATTATCTGATTAATAAATGGTTAAAGGATGTAAAAAAGTTGTCGTTAAAATTCCCTTCTACTGAAATATCTGAAAAAACTGGTTATAGCCGAAGTAACATAAGTGACTATTTGAATGGAAAGAGGAGCCCAAGTAGAATTTTTTTACAAAAATTTTATGACGTCTTTTACAAAGACGAAAATTTCCAGGTTATTGATAACCTTACGGTAATGGAACCATCTACTATGTATGGCAACAACTTGACTAAAATAATTGAATCGAAAGATGAGACAATTGCAGCCTTGAAAGAAACGATAGAAACATTGAAAGCACGGATAGCCGAATTAGAAGACAAACTGAATGGACTTGATACTAAGAGTGGAAAGGCAGGAAGCCGTCGGCACTCCGCATAATATACAGACGGCCCTTGCCTGGGGAACAATTAACAATCTCTTTTGAAAATTCTATTGTATGATAAGCAAAATAGTAGATACGCTTAATATTGACGTTTTCTCAGTTCCTGATGACTCATTTTCAGAGGGAGAAATTATACAAAATCCATATGGGCATGTATACAGGCAGTACAGAAAAGTACTTGATACAAAAATTCTGGATACGTTTGAAGTAATAGAAATAAACAAGTTTATACCGAGTGGTAGAAATATTTTTCTTAAGAATTACGACTCTGATTCCATTGATATTATTCAATTCAAAAAGGTAGTAAATACCCTATGTAGATCTTTTGGTGAGGATACTAACGGGAAAACTTTTTTTACAAAAGAAGATGAAGAATTAATTGAGTCCCCCAACTTTTACCAATTATTCAGTAGAAGCTGGGAGACAAACAACGTAAATATCACTCTTGATTTAGACAAGGAAGAAAATACCTTTCAGCTTACAATATTTTCAGCACTATAATTTACTGATTTAAACAACCACTCAAACCGCATATTACCAAAGTCGGCAAAGGTAAACCCACATTCATGCAGCCACATTGCCACAGTGCTGCTATCGGCACTGCAGGGGCAGAGGCGGTTAATGGCTGTAACCACTTCATCAGTCGTAAGGTGTGTGTCGGCATCTTTGGCTAATTGTACCGGCTCGTAGTTTTGTTTTAAGAAGGCCTTTATTTTTTCAAACAAAGGATTGCCCGGTGCCGGGATGGTAGGAATGTTTGAGTCTTGCATATCCGCCTTTTTAAAATAGGTGACAGGTCACTGCGAAGACTCAATAACGAGCTGTTGTACTTGCAACAAACTTGCCTGCCACCAAGAAGGTGGAGGCCCGTTATTGAGATGTCTTCGCAGTGTAAAGCTACAACTATACTGGCAAAAGGTAAAGGGTGGCCATCTGCCGCTGTGGTATGCTTCGTTCTATCTTCTTTAAAGTAAACTGCACACCGTTTACCTGCAGCCGCCCGGCCTGTTTTATCTCGGCCAGTGTGCGGCTGTTGAGCAGCACCGGTAACTTTACTTCTTCTTTTTTCTGCTGTGCATCGAGCCACGCTGTATGAAACGACTCTGCCAGTCCTGCGGGGCCGTTCCAGGCAAGGCTGTATGTCTCCAGCAGTGTATTATCGGTGTGCCGGTTGTGTGTGTGGCTTATTACCTTAGGGTAAAACGTTACATCGTACCGCACATAAAACAAGTGCAGGCCAAAGGGGTTTTTTACCAGTGCACCACGGTTGTTAATATAACTTCCTTTCTGCCGGATACTGCAATAATTTTTGATGGTGGTTATGTTGTCGTCTTCATCAAACTCGGTATGGCGGCACAGCGGGGTAATATCGTAGCTCTTTTTTTCTTCGCCATCTCCTTTTACATAGTCGTGCAGTTTTTCGCACCAGGCATCCCACAGGGTTACGGGCAGGGTGGTGGCATCGGCCGGGCGGTAATACATGTTTTCACTTTCTACCAGCACCAGGTCATCGGTGGTAAACATGCGGCCAATATCAAGCGTAGCCAGTTGGCTGGCTAATGTAACGGTGGCAGCAATAGTATTAGCGCTGATGTCTTTTACCCGTTCGCTCCAGCTATCATCATCGCCGGGCTGATAGCTTAATGTGTAGCCTGGCGTAATGCCATATTCAGGAATTTCACTCTCAAATTTTGCCCCGCTGATGTGGTTGATGGATAAAACAGATTTGCTTTTATCCTTGCGGTACTTCAATACCACTTCGCCATTTACTTCAAAAACAGGGTAGGCGCCAAACAGCCCGAGCACAGCCACAAGGAAATCTTTTATGCTTACATCGGGCATGTGCTGTGCCGGAACAATGGCCCGGGTAAGGTCGTAGCCGTTACTGCTGTATTGCTCAATGGCCCTGTTGTTGTACATAAACAGGCGGTTGCTCCAGGCATCATCCACGATGGCGCCGCTTACAGTAAAGCCATATTCAATAAAGCATTTTTTAAGTACATACTTTAACTGAAAAAACGGGATAGTGCGATAGTCTTTATACTCTTCTGTGCCTTCGGTAGCGGGCAGTGTGGGGTTATCGCTGCGTGGCCTTGCAAATGTAGCGCCGAGCATATTGTTAGCCGTATCGTACACCAGCATTTCGCCGCTGTAGTCGCTGCGTTCGGTATCAAAAAAATCTGGAATAGCCACCGGGGCAAATGACAGGTAGTAATACTGCGGGTAATCGCCATCTATCATGTGGGCTTTGGCAAACTGGCGGCTATCCATGCCTGCCCAGGTAATTTTTCCGCCCAGTTCAAGGTCGGTTAGTTTTTTATTACTGATGGCTGTGCCATAAACACCCTTGCCTCCGCTGATGGTGACTTTAAATTTTCCCTTGCGAAAATTGAGGTTGCCATCCTTGCCCAGCAGAGTAAGCTTGCCCTGTACAATTTCGGGGAAGCGGTTGTTATATACGGAGCAAACAAAGGTGGCCGCCGGTGCCGACAGGTTGAACTGCTCAGCATGGGCCAGCAGGCGGCGGTTATTATCTGTCCACAGTATGCCTTCATACGGAAGAGAGTATTCGCCGGTGTTCAGGTCTTCGTCGTAGGCGGGCATTGTTTCCTCTATATCAAGCTGCGTATTGGGTTCAAGGTCGAGAAAACCGCCACCGTTGTTGTGTATGTAGATGGATAGCATGATTATAAACCGCTTGCTTTTTTAGCAGCATCATAATCCTCTTCCTGCTGCCTTAGTTCTTTAATAGATACCACGGCATGAAGTTTTGTCTTCATGTTTTTAATTTCTTCTGTATTGGCCTGTTGTTCTTTTACTAATTGCGCCAGCAGTGCTTCCATTACTGCTGTGTTTACTGCTGCGCCACGGCCCTGCACGGTGGCACTGCTTTGCAGTATGCCTGGCAATGAAGGGTTAACCATCGCCGGATCTGCCGTTACCCATTTTGGCATTTCCACCACCTTGGCGCCGCCTGCCCAGTTGGTGCCACCGGCGGCACTGTTAAGGGCACTGGTTATTTGTGCGGTGGTGCCACTTACCATATAGTTTTTGCTGCTCGTCATGGCGGGGGCACTCATTATGGCTTCATCCCGTTCAATTTTAGCGGTGATGCCACGGCTTTTATCCTTGTGCTTATCGCCTTTGCGAATCCAGTCGCCAAGGCCAAACTCCGGAAGGGGAGTGGCAGCAATTAACGCTGTTTGAATAGCACCATAGATACCTACGGCGATGGCTTTATTTATATCAGGAAGAGCTTCTGCTACTGCGCTTGCTGTGTTAATTATTGACTGAAATATATTGAGTGCTTTTTCTCTTTGCGCCTGCTTACGTTTTATCTCGGTTTCTTTGGCAGCCAGTTCTTCATCCATCTGGGTAACCTTCAAATTGTACTGTTCTTCACTCAGTAACTTGCTATCAAGCTGCTTTTTAAGGTTCTTCTTTTTTTCATCATTTTTTTTCTTGTCACGAACGAGTTCATTGTTATCCTTTGCATTTGAAATATTGGCTATTGACGTAAGAATTCCATTAACCATTTCGGCATAATAAACAGCATTTTGAATTTTCTTCTTCCAGTATAGTAACTCTTCTTCGTCTTTATCTTTTTTGCTTTTTCTTTTTTTATTATACTCTTCGGCATTTTTGTCTAACTCATCCTCCCGTTCTTTCTGCCGGTCTTTAAATTTTTCAATGTTGTTCTTAAATTCTTTTTCTTCTTCATCTGCCTGTTTGGCTTTGCGTTCAAGTTCGTATTTGGCGGCCTTTTCGTAGAATTTTTTATAGAGCCGTTCGAGTTCGGTATTTTTTAAACCTTCAATTTCAAGGATGTCATAATTGTATTTGAGTGCCTTTTTCAGCAGTTCGGCATACTTGTCTTCTATGCGGGCAATCTCTGCCTCATCGGCACTCATGCCGTTAATCTCCAGCTCACGGCGCAGGCGTTTTATTTCTTCGGCAAAGGCTTCGGCATCTTTTTTTAACTGGTCAAGTTTAGAGTCGGTTTTATCTTTTTTACCCGAACCCGTGAATAATGATTGTGAAGAAGAACCTGTATTTGACGTTGATGTTGTTGCAGTTTTATTATTTACAATATCACTTTGCAATGTTTTGATAACGTTCAACTCTTTTACAATTTCCCTCATGGCACCAACTACCACTCTTTTGTTTGGGCCAGAGAAAAAGCTGAGAGATTTATCAGCCGTTTGGCGTATTCTTTCTTCAAGCTGGTCATCTGTAAGTCCGGCCATGTCTTTATTTTCATCTCTCATTTTATTAAACAACTCGGTACGTTGTTTCAGCTTATCTACCAGCAATGAATATTTTGCTTCTATCTCTGCTTTTTTCTTTAATTCGGTTATGTAAACATCTATAGCATTAGCCCCCTGCAAATGTCCTTCTGCATCCAGCTTTAAGGTGTTGGCAAATTCAGGATGAAGTTGAATAAGTTCGTTGTATGCTTTTTTCTTTTCATCCAATGAAACAGTAGTGCTGAGAAGTTTCTTCTTTAATAAATCAAGCCTTGTAACCTGGTCGGTGTATATTTCGGAAGCCCGTTTTGCGACTTCCATATCGGCTTTTTGTTGTGCGGAATATTGTTTTTGTGCTGTAAATATATTTTTAATAGCTAAAACAAGTCCACCGGCCACCAATAGTAAAGCCCCGATACCTGTTGCCCCCAAACCTAGTGCAACATTCCAAAGCCGCTGTGCAGCGGTGGCTATCGTTATTCTGCCAGTTAAAAGGTTTGTAATAGTAATATATGCAGCCTGAGCTGTTATGGCAAAGTTGGTGGCTATTGCAGTTGCTTTTGTAACTACTGCATTGTATGCTTTTGCCACACTGTCTCTTATAACTACTAATGCTGATGTTACGTATGCCTTGTTTAGTAAAATTATTCCTGCTGTTAAAGTAAGTAAAGCCACTTTGTTATCGGATATAAACGCAGGTATGCGTTGTAATGCCTGTATAAACTTAAACGCACCTTCTACTGCTGATTGCAGAAACCCAACTACAGCAGGAGATGTAACAAGGCGGTTAAATTCTTTGCCCAGTTTATCAAGTGTAGCTCCAAATGTTTCGTTCTTAATTCTGAATGCTTCGGTAATGGCGCCTGTCTCCTGGAATGATTTTTTACCGAGGTCTATCCGTTCTCTTACGTAATCGGCACTTTGCCCCAGTTTGCTCAGTGTTTCAATTACTCTGGCACCTTCTTCGCCTGCATCGCCAAACGAAGCAACTATTTCGGCAAATGACTGTTTATTTTTTACCAGCCCTTCGGAGAATTGCAGCAAAGCTTCTTCCGGAGAATTAGCAAAAGTATTTGAAAACTCCTGTACCGATTTATTTGCAATCCTTGCGGCCTTGGGTATATCCTGCGCAATGGTTACAATTATTTTTTGAATGGCGGTAGAGCTGCTCTCTACCTTGCCACCCATTTCTTGTACGGCAGCACCAAGGCCGCTCAATGCGCCAAGGCTTATGCCCGATGATTTGGCAATACCGGAAAGCCGCTGGTCAAAGTCAGCAATAAATGCCCCGGTTGATGAACCAGTATTAGCCAGCTCCACAAATGAGTTGGCCAGCCGGGTAATGTTTTCTCCGTCAATTCTGCCGTCAAATACGTTGAGGATTTTACCGAGCTGATCAGTTATCTGGTCGGCGCCACCCAACTCATCGCCAAGGGCTACTACCAGTTTATCTACTGCGGCGGTAAAGCCAAGCAGGTCGTCTTTGGCCACACCCAGTTTACCGGCTGTAACGGCAATTTCACGAAGTGACTGCACACTGGTGCGGGTATCTAATTCACGGAGCGATTTATTCAAGGTGCTTACTTCTTCTTCTGTAAGCCCTGCCACCCGGCGAATATCGGCCAGCGTATCGCTCATTTTGCCACCACCACGAATAATATTAGTAAACTGGGTTGACAAAAACTGGAAACCAAGATACCCAGCGGCAAGCATCCCAAACTGTTTTACCTCATCTTTAATTTTTGAGAAAAAAGAAGAGAAGCCCTGCACACCGTTTTTTACATCGTACAGCCTGTTTTCTACTTTCTTAATTTCTTTGTCCAGTTTTTTCCATTCATCGGTAAAGGGCTGCATGCTGCTGCGCATGGCTTTCATGCTGTTGAGTTCTTTTACCAGTTCTTTTTGATTGAGGGCGGTAAGTCCGATTTGTTTTTTCAGCCGGTCCATTTCGGCAGTAATGCCTGATAGTTCTTTTTTCTTGTCAATAAATGCCTGTGTGCCTTTTTTCAGCCCTTCCATTTCAAACCTAACATCGGCCGCCCGTTTGCGAAGATTGTTTAACTGGGCCTGCCCTGCATTACCATTTATATTTACCTGCAGGTTAATTACATCAGTACGTACACTCATGGCATATTATTTACACACCAAAAGTGGCCTGTAAAGAGGGCTTGTAAAAGGACAACGGGCTATACCACCTTTACGTAATACGCTGCTGGAGTGGTAATGCTTCCGCCTACCCGCCTGGCATAGTAGGTAAAGCTGTCGGTGCCTACCCATGAGGTGGATGGAGGCAGGTAAGACGGCTCTCCGTTGGCCGCTATAGAGAAGGTGCCACCTTCGGCTGTTGGCTGACTGGTGGCCACTACGGCTTCAATATCGTTGCCTTCGGGGTCGTAATCGTTGAGCAGTGCGTTTTTAAGCACCATCGGTGTGGGGTAGCCTTTAGGTATTTCGCACCAGTCGTCCTGTGCTACTACGGGCAACTCAGGAACTATTACCTCTGCATCCAGTGCCATGGCTGCGCCAAGGTCTGGTGTTTCGTTATACCGGTTACAAACTACCCGTCCAGTTACGAGCAGGTAAGCGTTAGATGTAGCCCATCCCGGGCGGGTAAATGTAATCTCCTTGCTGCCCGAATTTCCTTCTACGTAAAAGATTTCTGTTGACATGTCGAATGCCCATGTAAGCGTAATCTTCATATAGTCGTATCCGGCAGGCAGGGCATAGAAAACGGTGATTTTATTTTGGCCTGTTTGCCGCCATGCGAGGTTGAGCATGGCCGGGCAGGTAAGCGACTGTGCAGGTGCAGGTGCATAGCCTGTATTAATGAAGGCTTCCTGCCAGGTAATTTCAGCATTAAAAAGCGTATCCTGGTTGGAGTAGAATTTTGTTTTATCGGCCTTGATGATTACAGGAACCAGCATGTTATTTCTTACTTCAAATACTTGTGGTGAGATAAACAGGTCTCTTAGCCGTTCAATTTCTTCTTTAGATATAAATCCTGTATTGCCTGTAAATGAGGCGGTTTCTTCTACGTAATCTTTAGCCGATTGTGCCACCACATTCAGGTTGCTCATCCACTCGGTTGGCTTTATCCTGGTGCCGGTGTTGCTTTCATACTGATTTTCAAAATCAATTTGTCCAAGCAGGCGTACAGGCTGCAAGCCGCCAAGGCTGTTTCGATAAAGCAGTTGCTTGTAGTTGTAAAATTTCCGGTGGTCTATTGTGAAGGTAACCGGTGCGGTTGCGGCAAAATACTCAGTTGATGAGTATTTACCCTTTACCTGCAATGAATATGATATGGCAATGGCTCCTGCCGGTAACAGCGACTGCAGATTAAGCTGGCTAAAGCCTGCCGGGTAACAGAAAACGGCAATATCTGCAGGCAATGCTTTATCATCAAACTGGTGTGTGAGGGTGTTTTGTGCATCATCAAGCCAGTAAGTAATTACAGCATTTAGTGCAATATGTGTGGCGGATGACGGGAAAAAAATAAAATGCAGGAAAAATACAGCACCGATATCAACGAGTTCTTCTGACTCGTTATAAAAAAGGGGCATTTTGTTCTCCGCATTACTGGCTGATATAAAGTCGGACATACTTTTTTTAGAGGTGTAGGAAAATCCGCCTTTTGCCACCCTGATATTTGTACTTACAAAATCAATGCTCCATGCATAATTCCCCGGGTCTATTACTACTTCTCCTCGTAGTAGGGCATAAATGGTAAATAATTGTAACTGGTTAGTACATTCTGCAATTTGGTCAAGTCTTACGGGAGGGATGAAATAACTAAGATAAGCATCAATAATATGAGCGGCATCAAACGAAACATTACCATTTTCGTCAGGGTAAAGATTGAACTCCGCCAGAATGCCCTCTTTTGTAAGATTATCAGTTTTGAAAATCATAATGCATACTCGAAACTTATTCGAGTCAACTGCATTATAGAACGGTGTGAGGCTGTATTTAAAAAGAATTTCTTCTTTTGAAAATCCGTTGAATGGGGTAAGTACAGGTATTAGTTCCATCAGTTTTGCATTTCTTTTTTAAGCATTGCGATTGTTTCTTCTGTGTATCCGTATAGCAGTTGGTTTTGTAACCAGGTAAGATTTCCGTAGGCCGTTTTGCTATAAAATTTTTTAGGCTTGCGGGTTTTGTCTTTTACAGAAACAAAGCCTGTTTTGTCGGTTGACTGTAATGTTTGCCTCATGGTGGTCAGTCCGCCCAGCGGATGGCCACGGCCCGTGCCCATGTCCACCATTCTCAGGTATTCTTTAAACGACAAAGTAGCCTGGCCGCCATTGGCTTGTGCCAATGCCCGGTAACTGAGTGATTTTATTCCTTCATCGGTGACACCAATCTTCATCCGCCGGGCATATATACGCATAGCAGTGGTTACCCGCTGCATATACTCAGCCAGTGATTTTTGAATGAAAGTTGTTTTTAAGTCACCGTACATCAGCTTAGTTTTCGGGCATACACAATCACTTTTGTTTTACCGGTGATGCCGGAGAAATAAATCTTTGTTTTTTCCCGGCACACAATATCCTGCGATACAATTCTGTCGCCATTGGCAGCAGTGGGTGTTTCGGTGGCAGCCATTACATTATCACTGCCTTCGGTAAGTCCGGCGGTGATGCTGCTTTCTACTTCTGGCTGCACCAGTACTTTGTCAACTAAGCGGCCGGCTGGTACTTCTACATATCCGTCTGCGAAAAGAAATCCACCGTCAGGTGATAATTCTTCGATTACTCCGTAAGGCATATCTGTAATTTTTAAAAGGTAAAGCGGTTTGAATTGAAACTCGATGCGCCAGCCAAATTCATTTTCGAATAATGGGCCAACCGGCACAATATTCATATTGCTGAATGAGAACTCGGCAAATGGTGTGCTGCACCGGTCTTTGTTTTTGCCGTAGTGGTCCTGAAATATTTGTTTCAGGATATTCTGATAGATGCGTTCGGTTGTTTTAAAGGCTTCTTCTTCGGTGCTTACATCGCCATTAGTGGCATGTGCCACTATGGTGAAGGCACCTGTGTAAAATCCTTTTACATCATAAGGCACTTCTGCCCGGCTTTGCACTTCATACATCTCGAGCAGCAGGGCAGGGAAGCCTATTTTATTGCGCAGCCCGTTGATTGCTTCATCGGCACTCCACCTGGTGAACTTTTTTTTCTGCGGATCGCTGTCTGCCGTTTCACTTTCCGGGTCGTGGGCTATCTCCGGGTTGCTGATGGCAATCTTCCGGAAGTAGCTGATGTAGCTTTCTGTGGTTACATTACTTGGCATGATTTTTTTTGTTGTTTAGTTCCTCAGCCTTTTTACTTTCTAGGTCTATGTCAAAAAAGAATTCTTTAAGCATCATCATTCTTATTTCATCCCGGCTGCCATTTTTGGGGCCTGCCCCGGCATGTATGCATTTGGTAAATGATAGCATGTCTGGCTTCCCGCTTCCGCCACTGCCAAAGGCATGTGGGAACAGTTTAGGCAGTGTATTTCGGCAGCCTGTGTACCATGTGTAGATTGTGTACAGTTTCCATGCCGGCAGCTTTATCATGAGCGGCACTATTTTTTCTGCGTTATATTCCTGCTTGCGGCTGTTGCTGATGCTGATGTATGGAGTGTTGGCAGGCCGCCAAAGGATGGCTGCCATCCGTGCCAGCGGTTCGGGTGATGGATTTTCCCTGAACTGGTGAAAAAATATCTCTGCATCTTCAAATTCGCCGCAGGTGATGTTGTCAAAATTTGACAAAGGCCCTGAGAATTGAATATTTCGAAACAACCCGAACGATAGTCTTGGATATGGCTGTGTGGTGAGGTTATTTTCGCCAAAAATGAAGTCGCAAAGCGGGTAACCGTTGAGAAAAGTATCTTCGGCATCGAGCCGGTTAAATAGGTTGCCGGGCAGCTTTGCTTTTGCCACTGCTGCCCTTATTTTAAGCAGGCCGGTAAGTATTACCGCCCTGACAGATGTGGGATTAGTGAAGCTGCTAAGCAGCGCTGCGCAAATTAACTGCAACTCTTCTTTCAGCAGTTCATTCCAGTGTGTGGGGAACTGTAACACCTGGTCAATATTGCCCGGCTGGTATAATCGTACTTCTGTCACATGACAAAAGTGGATTGATTATATTGCCGGAAAAAGGACAATGGCAAATACGAGGCTTGAGATGATACAGCATATAGTGAGGGGCATTTGGTGGTTGTTTAAAAAAATAAACCCCTTCCGGAGAACCGGAAAGGGTAACTAAAAACAAAGCATCCGGTGAAGGAAGCGAGGTTTATATGTTTTCCCAGGGTGAAGGAACAGGATACCTGGCGGCAAACCATTTCTTTATCTCGCTGTTAAGGGCCGCATCACCGATGGAGAAGACATGACGGCCTTGCAGCTTGCTGACAAACTGCGCCGTAGTGAGTGAATTCTTAATCTTTAAATCTTCCATGTAGGTGCCACCAATGCCAAATGTATTGGCGTATAGCGATTTTATAACGTAACCGTAATTTACCCCCCAGTCATATTGCTCCATTGCATTAATAAAACTGTATTTATGGTACAGAATAGGGCAGTGGGCATCGAAATTTTTTGTGCTGCATCCATTTGCATACAAAATGTTCATTGTATTGCGTAGCGAAACAGCGTAGGTATCACAGGGACCAAGACTGGCTATTTTGTCCGATAATTCGCCACAGTGGTAGAATGGGTAATCAGCAGCAGAGGTATCAGCGGTAAAAAAGTGATCATCATTCATAAAAAGGAAATCGTTGCTGATGGTGTCTTCATGGCAGGCCAGCAATATTTTAACTTCCATATTAAGATGCCGCTGCCACTTGCTGTTGTCGCTGGCGGGAATATGGTAAATGCCAGGGGCATTCTTATTAAGCCACTCCGGCCACTCGCCGACTATCCAAATATTGCGGTAGTTAGTAAGGTGCTGGTGCACACTCCGCAGTGAGTAACGAAGCTCATTATCCTGCCACTGGCTGCCAGTGCCAAGGATATAAACAATATCAACCGGAGAAGGGCCTTCTGATAACGGTTGCGGAAGTTCTTCTGTCAGCATTTCTGTTTCAGTTGCAAACCCTTCGACAAGCTCAGGGTGACATTCGGTTACTTGTGTTTGAACCATGATGTTTGATTTTTTTCGTTGTACTTAAACCGGGTATTTACTATTGTGCCGTTTACCAGTTCACCGGCAAAAGCGGTTCGGGCAACGTAGTTGATAACACCCATATCGGTAAGGTGTACCGGCTCTGGCTTCATAAATTGCTGAACGCATAAAAGAAACTCAACCATCTTTGCATATTGGCCACCTACTATGCCTGCATTGAGCAGGGTGCAATGGGCATTATCGTTTACTACCGACTGATAATCGCATATCTTAAGGTATGGCTGTACTGTTTTGCGCAGCCATTCGTTGTTAAGCTGATTGTCGTACTCATCGCCGATGTATATTTTTTCGGGCAGCGGATGTGGCGGCCTTAGCATAAGCACATCGGTGGCATCGGTACAGAAGACAGCATCATGCCTGTATTTATTCAGGTGATTAAGATAAACGAGCCAGCGGTAATCGTAGGGGTTACGTTCTGCTGTTTTTTCTACTTCTATAAAAATAAGCGACGGGCTTTCATATTGCTTTACGGTTTCTGGCGAAAAGCAATTGTGAAATAATATTGTGCGCCAGCCATGCTTTTTTACTGACTCTGCCAACGGCAATACGGAAACAATATCAGGCTGCCATGTTTTATTACGCTGGCTGTCGGTGGTATGGGTGAAATAGGATGTAAGAACGACATTGTCGGCCCCTTTGTATGGCTTATAAGCGGCAGAATTTCCCAGTGCGGCAAGGCGTGGTTTGTTTTCTTCGATCCAGCGTTTACGGTTGGGTACGCTGCTTTCTACGTTCATATAATAATCGGCACTGTAGAAGTACTGCAGCGAATCGGATATATCGCAAAAGCGGGCAGGCGTAAGCCCTGCGTTGAATATTCGGGTGCTAAGGTCGGCATGTTCGCTTCCATAGCGGCCATAAGCCACATCAAACCCGCCAACAGCATCGAGGCACTTTTTGGTAAAGAACAGCATGCAGCCGCATGGGTTAACGTAACTAAGCAGGTCGCCAACGGGCTGGCTTTGCTTATTGCCATTGGTGCGGCCATTGTGCAGGTGACTGAACGTAAACATAAGGTGGTTGGCACCGGTGCTGATGTAAGCTTCTGCCCAACCTTCTTTAACCGGGTAGCAGTCATCATCGAAGAGGAAAATATAATCGCAATCATCGAGCAGCTCGAGGCATTTGTTTTTTGCCCTGGCTATGCCTGCATTGTGAGTAAACCTATAGGTTGATTTTGGAAACGGTGTTGCGGAGGCATCATCTACGATGACTATTTCTGCATTTTCAGGAGCAAATTTCTTTATCTGTTCGATGGAGTGGGCGGCGGTGATGTGCCGGTTGTGTACTGTAATGCCGATGCCAATTTTCATGCTTTGTTCTTTAGTTGCTGCTAATGTAGAACTGGCGAACGCTGGCAAAAAGGACAACTACACCAGCCTGTATTTTAGGAATGAACCTGCTTTTACGGTTACGTTGGTACCGGCTGTTTCGCTGGCCATTTGTACTTTAAGTGTACCTGATGGAGACGCCCCGGTAATAAGTGTGCCTTTTATTATTGATGGGTAGCTCTGTGTGGTATTAGGCAGTCCACCTACTGCAGCCAATAATGCCGCATTGAAATTACCAAATACAAGTACCTGGGCTGTGCCGGATGTTGGTACAAACAGATTCGCTACTCCATCGGTTAACCCGGATGGCCAGGCGAGGCCGGTACGTGGCCCAACGGTGGCGGTGGCTGTTCGTAACAGCAGCAGTGCTTCAAATTCATATTGCTTATTGGCAGCCGGTGTAAAGGCGAGGCCGGTAACATCAACTGCCGTAGCTGAGCTGGTGGAAATATCTCCACTTAGTTTTACGGTTGTCCATTCTGAAACAGCAGGCTCTGCGGCAGCGTTAACCAGTGTTACAGTGTCGTCATTATTTTTTATATACAGCGCTTTATCGGGGAGTACATAACAGAACTCACCTGTTTGTAATGAAGCAGCGGCTGGTGCGCCGGTGGTTGTTTTCTGTTTTACTTTAATAATGTTGCTCATATTGTACCTCCGTCTATTGTGCTGTTACTGTCAAGCTTGCCTGCCAGTGCATTGGTTACTGTGGTTGAGAAGGCGGCATCGTTGTTAATGGCGGTGGCTATTTCTGCCAGTGTATTAAGGTTGGCCGGTGCGCCGTTTACTAATGCGGTAATGGCGGCTGATACGGCTGCTTCGGCAGCATCTTCGGCGGCGGCTACTGCTGCGGCAACTATGGATGCGGTGGCTGTACTAATAGCGGCAGTAACAAAGGCTGTGGTGGCAAGGGCGGTGGTATTATCGCCGCCTTCGGCTGTGGGTGCGGTAGGTGTGCCGGTAAAGGCTGGTGCATTTATGGGAGCCTTGGCATCTATTACCGTTTGTGCCATCATGCGGAACGGCCCCAGGAGTGTATCGGCTGTTTTTTTAAAATATAAATCGTTGTCGGGTACTACAAGGCAGAATTCGTTAATGGCCATCATACTGAGTGATGGGGCACCGGTTGTTTGCTTACGCCTTATTTTGCAAAGATTGTAGCTGCTCACGGTGCTAAAGTATTGAGCCGGTAAACGGGAGAAAAGGACAATAAAACAGCCCCGTGGAAACAGGGCTGAAAAACCTAATGATTGCTATATGAAAAAATCTCCGCTACATGAGGGTATAAAAATGCGTTTAACCCTGTTGTTTAAAAAGGACAAAAACTACAGTTTTACATACTGCGTGCCGGGGATGAGGTTTTTGCCTCTCCACTTAGCCAGCAGATCGGATGGTGAATGACCGAATGATTTCTCTACATGCGGGTAATCTTTAAAGGTGCGGAAGTTGCCGCCCCATTTAAAGCCCCGTTTCTTAAAGGCGGCCACTACTTCCTGCCAGTCGATAACGCCGTCTTTATCGTAATCTTTGGCGGTATTCCAGGAGAGTTCTTCGAACTGGCCGTTCATGTCTTTATCGTACAAAATGGCAAAGTCAACGGCAAGGCCATAGTTATGGTAACTGTTGCCGCCTTTGGCATTGGTTACTTTAGGCCGTGTGTCGCCATTGCGGCCTTGTGCATAGAGTGCATTCTGCTCTTCGATGGTGCGCAGGCCTTGTACGATGCGGATGGCCATATCTGCCCGAAAGCCTGCTTCGGCTTCGGTGATGGCATCGGTTACATCCTGCCGGATGGCGGGATGGAGTAAGGCGATGCGCTGTTCGGTTATTTTGTCTCTCATTGTTTACGGAATGATAGTTTAAAATGATAGCCTGCGGTGTACACCCAGCCGCTGGCGGTATAAATGGCGCCTGCGCTGATGGCTTTGTCTTTTTTTGTTTTGAGTATGATGGATGGACCAAGTCCGTAGAGTGGCTCTGCCTGGTTGCCGTAGATATTGATGCCGGCATATAGCTGTGTGCGGCGTTGTGGTACTTCTTTTACTTTGGTGATGGTAATTTTTTCGCTGGTAATGGATGTGGTGACGGTGCGGCCGGTGAGGCGGTTGCCGCTTACGGTATCGTCTATTATTATGCTGCCGAATGGTTTGGTGATGGTATCGGAATAGATGACCTGGTAGGAGCAGGGTTCTTCTGGTTGCTGCCCTTCGACAAGCTCAGGGTGACAGGTGGTTGCTGGTTCGTAGTCTTGCGGAGTGGTGGTGTTTGTGGGAGTGTATGGTTGAAGGTGGTTGCCCTTCGACAAGCTAAGGGTTACAAGTGGTTTGATGATTGCGATTGGCTGTGGGGTTGACTTAGTGGTGTCTTTTAAAATTATGCGGATAGTATCATGTGTTTGCCCTTCGCCAGGCTCAGGGTGACAATCTGGAATATTGCATTGCTGCCAAAATATGATGATGAGCAGTGCTGTGATAACGGTTCTGTATATTATTAGTTCTGGTTTCATTGTATAGATAGCATAAGGATGATGCAGCCTGCAATGAAGATGCTGAGTGCAAAAAGTATTAACAGCTTTAGTATTTTATTGCTCATTGCCTTGTTTTTCTGCTGCACCTTTTTTAAAAATGGCAGTGATGTTTTCGCCAAATACAGCGGACAGGGCATAGATGACGAGATAAAAAAGTTGATCTCCCAGTACTGAACTTAACTGCTTACCTGCAAGCAGGTTAATAAACACCACTACTAAGAATGTAATAACAAACATAAACAGAATTACCCTTTTGCTGCTAGGTACGCCGTCTTTATCGGTGAGGATGCCTTTGATAAAACTCATAATTTATTCGTTATAGTGTGAATGATTATTTCTGTCTTTTTCTATTTCTGAAATTCGTTCTTCGTGGTCGTCAACTTCCTTGCGTAGCTGCTGAATATTGCCATCATGTTTCACTTCGTTTATAAGCAGTGCTTCAAACTTTTTACTAAAGACTTCAAACTTATCATAAAATATTTTCGCAATACCGCCTACCAGTGCTATCAATGCCGTGATGAGTATGTTTGTTAATTCCATGCTACCGAAAAATTTTGTCGTAAAAAAGTGAAAAAACAATATTGAAGCCTGCACCATATATCAGCATTTCCAGCCAACAATAGGTGAATGATATATGTAACACAACGGCCAGAATGAAGGCCACAATCATAATACTGTTTGCAACGTGCCAGGCATCAGGCCGGTACTTAGTGAACGGTAAAAATTTTACATGGTTGCAACTAACAACCGGGTTCCACCACTTAGGATTAAGATTAGCAAACACACTTGTATCGTAATGATGATACAGTGTGTCCGCTACCGCCTTGGAAATTGCAGCCAGTACTATAAGTAACGCCGTTATCATATACCGCTATCCCTTCCGGTTGAGTTTTTCGATACTTTAAACAGGCAGAAGATTGCTACCAACCCAGTTACAATGCCAATGCCGAGCCAACCGAACAGGCCGTTGAAATCATTCTGGTCTGCCCAATAGCTGTCAATCTGAAAAAAGCTGATAACACTTGCAAAAGCAAAGAATACCATTAATGCGAACCATTGTTTTGTTGTCATATAATTATGTTTATTTTTAAGTAATTACCATGTCGAGAGTGCTGTTCTTTTCCATGTGTTTGTGGCAACACATACGTAAATGTAATTTTCATCCCAAGCAATTTCGCCAACCTCTCCAGCGTCTGTTGCACTGCTTGGAGTTTTTGCGGTTCTTAGACGAAGGCTATTGCTGTTAATATCAAGAACTTTAGTAGGTGTATTCGTTCCGATTCCCAGTCTGCCTGTATTAGTGAGTCGCATTAACTCATTAGATAAATCTTCTCGATAGCCGCCCCAGTTCCATGTGAATGAATGTCCGCCAATATTGCCTATATAGCTCTGCAAAGAATAACTTGCCACACCTATGCCCATACAGGAAACTGAATCTGAAAGCTGGTCGTAAAGCATAATACCTTGCCCTAAGTGCCTCCCAAATGAGATATATGGGTGGTTAACCGATACCGCCCCTGTATCCTTTGTCGCAAATCTTAAAGCGGTATATTTAGGCGTTCTTGCGTAGCTGCTTGCGCTTGTAAAGTCAGCATCTGGTACACTAATATAAATTAGGGTACTATCGGAGTGCTTTTTTGCACCGTTAGGCAATCTTATTTTACCGCCATCATTTGTGATAAATGGTGATTTTGCCCAAAATGCATTCCCGTTCGCATCAGAATTTAATACTTTATAATTCCCTTCACGTCCGTCTGATAATTTAAATCCATAACCTACCGAACTCTTTATGTCAAGAAGAGCAGCCGGTTGTGTAGTTCCTATACCTACTGAGGTTCTGATTGATGTATCCCCCAAAATAATGGTATTATTTTGGCTAAATATTGACTTATAACCGATTGCCGTTGCATTTTTAATTACCGTTGATTGGGGTATTGAGCTAAGTCTGTTTGCCTGCGCTCCAATGGTAGTCGTTCCGGTATCTCTCTGCCCATTGTAACCAGCACTCCATCCATTATGTGTATTATATTTACCCCAGCCATTTGAATACCCGGCTAACGCCCCCGAAAAAGTATTATACCCACTGAAGTCTATTACCGCTTCTGCCGTAGCACCCACACCATCTCCTGTTATTGTTACTATACACGGCTCTGTGTTGTTGTATCCTTTCCCGTATTGCGTCATGATTATACCAGTAATTATTCCGTCTTCTATAACAGCTGTACCAGTTGGCGTAGTCCTAAAATCATATCCAAACGACCTTAATTTTGCTTGAGAAAATGTTACCGTAGCCACTGTGTAGCCACTACCCCCATTTGTTACTGTTGCTCCCGTTACATACCCACCGGAAAAATATCCTGTTGCGCCACCAATAAAACAATCGTTCTCGCCACCTCCTGACCTTCCATTATTAACGCCGATAAATGTTTGGCCTGAAAATCCAGTCGCATATTCTCCTGCAAATGTCCCAAAATATGCGCTATAAGCTCCCGATAAAGCACCAATGGCAGCCGCATCACCAAAAGCGGAAATTCTATACGGATTTGGATGATTTGATAAAGTTAATTTTCCTACCGAAGTAACACCATCTGACGTTACCGCTCTTTTCATATTTCCTGTTCCGATTGCTATTGGGGATGGTCCCCATTTAGAACTCAAATTAAAGCTTGCCAAAGCAGAATCGCCTATTGCAATTCTACCATTAACTGTATCTCTATGACGGCCACCAGCATAATCACCAATCAGTATATCCTGAACAGCTCCACGACCCTCATACCATGTTGTATCAAATGGAGCAGATATATATAACTGTCTTTTCCCGTTTATCTTAAAAACTAATGGCACCGAATCTAAGTGTCCTAAAAAATTATCTTTTGTCAACCCCACAGAGCCGTTCACACCCCAACCAAAAGAATTGCCCCTCACCTTATAATTAGTCGCCCCCTTGACCACTGGCACCCAGCAGGTGTCGCAAAATTCGTTGAGGGTATTTACATCAGTTAGGTCTTTAGTTAACTTTTTGTCAATTCGTAAAAAAAGGTTGTTAGTGTCTGTAACAGGTGCGTTTGCTTTCACAAAATCATACACCGCTTTTGCCGTAGGCACAGAACTTGTTTTAGTGGCCCAGCCGGTGGTATCCCGCTGTATGCTGTCGATGCGGGTGCCACGTAGTTGTATTGCCTGGTCGGCGATTACCCGGCGGGCACGGATGTCGCCGGTTTGGGCGTAGCCATTCGACAAGCTCAGGGTGACAAAGAGTGCAATGAGGAGACTCTTCGCTGCGCTCAGAGTGTGCTTCGACAAGCTCAGCATGACAGTACGTTTAATTTTTTTCATATTAATCCAAATGTTCCGTTTAAAGATGTATTTATGTCGGTTGTATCGGTTGTGTCGGTATCGGCCACGGTCCACCCGGTAAAGTCGGTGGCATTGGCATTGAGATAGGTAATGGCTGATTTGAGCCATGCCTGTGCTGCATCTTGTGTGCTACGAATGATGTGGCTGATGTTATTGTCGGCGGCATTTTGCCTAACAGACAGTTCATCATGGTTAGCCCGTCCACCGGTAGTGGCTACGGTGATGCCGTTGGCATCTATCCGCACAGCCAGCAACGGGATGGAAAAGGCTATGGTAAAATTGGCAATGGCTTTTTTCAGGCGAAACAGGAGTACTGTTTCTTTATCTGAAAGTGTGCCTTCTTTGTCTTTTGTTTTTAAATCATCGAAAAGCGTATCGCCGAGGGCGGCACGAATGTTTTGCTCTTCTACATCCTGCATTTTGCTTCGCATAGCGAGGTAGTTGCGGTATGGAGAATGCGAGGGAAAGAGGTAGTTAAATTCTTTACCTGATTTTATGAAGAGGGAGCTGTACCGGGTAAACGCTTCGCTGTTTTCCCAGGTGCTGTAGTCGCTTTTATTTTCGTTTAAGAACTCCAGCAGTGTTTCGGTGGCGGCATCTCCATTGCGGAGGCAGGCCTCCCGAAAGTTGCTGACCTGGTACTGAAAGGCTGTTTTTTCTGATGCGGTTTCGCTGCGGCGAAGTCCTGCATCTGAAAATTTCAGTTCACCGATTGGCGCAAAGTAATAACCGAGGTAGGACCCGATTACTTTTCGGCAATGGGTAAGCAGCGTTTGGTATTCTTCGGAAAGGTCGGCCTCGGCAGAGGCGGCTGTGTAGTCGCTGTTGAGTTCGTTGTATAGTTCTTTGCCCAGCGCCGGTATAAGGTGCAGCTCTTCGATGCGCTCAATAGTGGGCTTTATAGTGATAAAATTGGTTGAGGCGGTTATTTCCGCATAGTCAACCAGTTTATTTGTGTTTTTAAATAGCATTACGATACTGTTTTTTCGGTTCCTTTTCCGCTGTCGAGTGTGGTGAGGACGGTGTCACGGATGCGGAAAACGATGTCGCTTTCCCATTCTTTGATGCCACCGGCTTCACGGTTATAGTCACGAACGAGGTATAGCGGTTCGAGTGCTACGTTTCGTTCGAGGTTGAGCAGTGCGTTATAGACAAGGAATGCTTCCCGCTGATCGCTGCCGCCGGTGCGCTGCTGGCCGGTGCCGATTGTACCTGCGCCGAACAGTGTAGGGTGTACCTGCATGGCGGTGAGTATTTGTGCATCGGCTGCGGAAGAGAGAATAATTTCTTTGTCGATGATTGATTTTTCGTCGATGGGTTCTATTTTGATGAGGCCGTACTCTTTTTGAGTGTGCGGGTCCACATCAAACACGGAGACGAATGATTTGAATGCGTTTTTATCGGTGGAAAGAAATTCATCCATCCTGCGAAGCAGTTCTCTTCTTTTTTCGCTTTTTTCTTTTGGTGGCATGGCTACCCATGCTTCTTTTCCGTACAGCTTTTCGAAGTATGTTTCCGGCACTTGTATGTGGTACTTGATGCGGAATGCTTTTGACAGCAGCATTTTGTACACTGCCGGGAACTTGCTTGCTATCTCCACCCAACCGGCGAGGCGTGATCCATCCCAGTAAGGCACCTGGTAATATGGCTTGTTTGGTGATGGATAGTTGGTAGGGTATATGGCTGACTTTAATCCTTTGCGTGTCTTTTGTGATTCTGCAATGGATTTAAGGCTCTGCACGGGGTCGTATATGTCGATGCAATCGAGTGTTTTTATAAACTCGTTCATTTCATCGCTGTTGACATCGATGCCTCTGTCAAGAAGGCCTCTAACTTTTTTATCGGGGTCGAACTTGCTGTATTGCTGTGATGGGAGTCCCCACAGCTTTGACAGGTACACTTTTTTTATTTCACCTTTACTCATTTTTTGAAAGCGGCAGTCGCAGCTTTCCTGGTGAACGAGGCCGGTTATTGTTTTCCCGTCTTTTGACAGGATGATTTCGGGGAAGCAGTTGGCGAACCAAACCCAATCTTGCAGGTATTCGAGCCAGAACCGGTACATTCTTCTGTCTTCGAGGAAGGCATATAATTTTTTATACTTTGTTCTGTCGAGTGGCTGAAAGATTTCTTTTTTGCCTTCGTCTTCGTAGCCTGTTATTTTACCTGGGATGATGCCTGAGCCGAATAGGGCACGGGCTTTCCAGTCGAGTGCTGATTTACCTACGCCACAGTAGGCCATTTGGTTTTCGATATTTTGCGGGAACCGGTTGTCTTCGCCCCATATGGCTACTTCGAGTTTGTTCTGCAGGTCTTTTACATCGGTGGCTGTTGCTTTTACCGGCGAATATGCGCCTGCATTGGCAGGTGAGGCGGCGAAGAAAACGGATGATTTGCTTCCTGATAGGTATGCTATGGGCATTTCCATTTCTATCATAGCACGGGGGTATTGTTTATGTGAGTGATAAGAATGGGATGCACTTTGCGGATGGTATTGTTTTGCAGCTCAACGTTTCGGGTAAAGTTGAGGTTGTGATTTGGGTCTTTGCCGTGGTTACCTGTAACGGCAGATGGTTCTGCTGCAATAGATGGAATATTTACTGGCTTATTGCGGGCTATCCTGCATTTAGCCAGTTCAATAATTTTTCCGCCTGTTCCTTTGTTTGTGTCGGCTGTAATAAAGCGCAGGCTGCACCAGTTTCCTGATTGCAAAATTTCAATGCACTGCCTGAGATTTATTGCCATGGTGCTAAAGTAGAATGGGAGCGGGATGGCAAAAAGGACAACAAATGATGATACAAAGCGACCTTTTTTCTTTGCTACTTTCTTTTTTGCGTAGAGAAGGAGGTACGACTAAGCGGAGTAAAAAAGAAAGTAGTCCGGGGATGGACTACTTTGCCAGGTAATTAAATCACCCTGTTTTTTTAAGTGGTTCTACCTGTAATTGACTAAATAGGTATGCCAGCGGCCAAAACTGTGTTTTGTCTTCTTCTTCTCCTTCAGGCTGTTGCTCTTGTTTGTGTTTGTCTTTAGGCTGTCCCCACATAAGAAGGGCTTTTTCTCCTTTTTTAACTGCAAAGCCTTTAGTTAACCATCCTTTAAAGCTGTGCAATTCTGTGTGTCCTTCTTGTGCGTAGATTTCGGCCAGCCCTTCATTTACGCTGGTATATTGGCCATCTTTTACGGCTATTTGTATGATGCGGCTAAGTTCTTTAAGCTGCTGCCGTTTGGCTTTCATTTCTTCTTTCATAGTCTTCAATTTTTGGTTTATAGTTTTCAATCATCATATCGGCAGCACTTACGCCAATATGGTAGGCGTTGCCAGTTGCGCCGTTGTGTTTTCGGTAGTAGTGGTTGAAAGTTGCAAAGTCAAAGGCATAGGCAAGCTGCCTTGCGTTTAGATATTCAATACAACTGTCAACACATTGTTCTTTGTGTGACATGGTGAAAATTTAATAATTAGGAATAAAGCCCTGCCCGAAGGCAGGGCAGGGGAAGATTACCAATTTAAAAGCGGCTCAATTGCTTTTTTGCGGCGTATGATAATTTCACGAAGTGCCGAAACGATTTCGGGGACTACTTCAGAATTTTTTGTTTGAAACCGGCGGCGGCTGGTTTCGTCGTACAACTCCAAAGAAATGTTTTCGCCTTCTTTTTTCAGGTCAAACTCTTTGAGGGTGGTCAGGCTCTGCTCCAGGCGGTTATATTTTGTCTGGAGTTCAAAAAGTCGGTTTAGTTTAAAGAGTCTGTCTTCAAGAGAACTTTCAATACCTGTGTCTGGTTGGTTAATTTTAATCGGTGCAGATTTTGGCTCTTTGGAATCCTGTGTAGTTTCTTGTTTGCCATTTTTTGAAGCTGCGGGGGGTAAACTTTTAACTAAAGTCATACAATTTCTACCAGTTTTTATACAGGTGGTGCTCCTGTTTAAATATACTGTAAGTTAATAAATTTCAATAAATTACGCAAATTTTATACTAACTATTTTTAACTATTTGTATAATTTTTTTATAGTCAATACTAATCTTTCAGAAGTTTAAAAACATCTGAAAGATTAACGAAAAATC